TCGAGACTGCTTGATGGCCATCTCATACAGTTGCGAACGCGAAAAGGATCCACCGTCCGCCGAAAAGTCGGTCTCCGTCGAAAATGCCGCTGCTTTCTCCGCCCAGATCTCCGCCGCCGTGGCATTCAGATCATAGGTGTCCTCCCAGTCATCGTGGTCGATTGGACGACCCTCGCTGTCCGGGATGGCATTCGCTGCGATCATTCCCGCCAGGGTGGTGTCCGAGTAGGTGCTACTGGTCACCTCGTTGGTCATCCGGCGGAGCTGGGCAATCTGGTCAGCAGTCGCGGCCATCGGCTTATCCGAACACCATCTCGATATCGATGGATTGAGTCAGCGTCCCGGCCAGGTCGATGGTCTTGGCCCCAGCCGCAACATCCGGCGTGGCGTCGTTGCCGTACAGCGTGACTTCCTGTCCAGCGGAGAGCGCGATGGACCAATCCGCACCAAATGCCGCGTAACCATTGCTGGCTCCCGTGCTGATCGTGACCGGGTTCGCGTTTGTCAGCGTGGCCTTGGCACGAAGGATCTGCAACTTCAGCCCAGAGCAGTCTTCGGTGACCCCGTTGGTGCCCCATGCGGTGAGAGCCGTCAGATCGATGGTTGCGGCTCCCGCCACAAGCGCCACATTCTTGGCCACATGCTTGGTGGCCGGGGGTGTCGTGGACGCACTCAGTGTATGACTCTGCGAATCGGTGTGAGTCACGCTCGATGTGGAAACCTTGAGACCGGAGACAGTCTCCGCCGTCGAGAGCGTATTTGCGAGTGTTGCTGTGATTGCCATTTGTTACTCCTTCCCTTTCTCACCGGAATCCCCTTCCGGAGTTGTGGCCCCGGCTTTGGATTGGGCTTCTTTGTCGGCCTTTTCGGCCTCGGCCTCGGCTTTGCTGGCCTTCTGGTCAGCCGCCTTGTACTTCTTGGTGGCTTCATCCAGGTCGGCCTTAACCGCATTGGCCTGTTTACGGAGTGCGAGCGCCTTGGCCTTCAATGTGCTGGCCGTGGAGCGTTTATGCATCTCCTGGGCAATGTCGAACGGTTGTGGTTTGTACCAACCCATAGCGGGCCTCCTTAGTACCACGTGAAGAGCACATCCACCTGAGTGTTGTTGAGAGACGAATTAAGATCGAGCGTGTTCTTCTCGATCTCATCCACGTCCCTCGTCACAGCTGCAGCTGTACCCTCAATGGTGTTGTTCAAAAACGTGTTGAACACGGTGGTGTAGGCGGACATATATGGGAGTCCAAGCTTCTCTCCCGTCCCCAGTTGCAGAGTTTCGTTGGCTGGAACCTCAAACGAAGTCACCGTCCTGAACGCCTTGGTTCCGGTGGTTGTTGAAGTGCCCGACAGGGTGAACGCCTCGGTAATCACCTCCCCGGAGATGTTGGTTCCGGTGACATCCACCACCCCCGAATAGGAGGTTGCAGCGGCCATGACCAGGTTCCTCGCCACATCCGGATTGGTGATTCCCGTAGTGATGATCCGCGCCGATGTGCTGGCCGGAGTGACCGAGGCAATCGCCGTAGCCGCAGCCGCGTCCGGAGAAGCCCACCTATAGTGGGCCACGTGGCATTGCTGTGCCTTGTAAGTCAGCAGACCATCGGTCTGCATGTCACCGTTTCTGGGGTTGACCGGATACCAGGCTCCCAGCGCGAACACCGGGAGCAGAAGCATCAGAATCAGGATGATTTTTTTGGTTTTCTGGTTCATGGGGTGGCCTCCTAAGCAGTCAGAACGCCGAACGGATACGGAGTGGCGTCCAGACGATTCGGTGGTGTCGGGAGTTCCCAACCCAGACGCATGGTCACCTTGAGAGCCACCATGTCATCCTGTGCCAGGTTAAACTGGAGGACTCCGGAGTTGTCATAAATGGGGGCCTGATCCAGCATCTTGAAGGTCACTCCCTTGCGCATGGAGTAAACCAACTGAGACCAGTCACCCGTGACATCCAGTGAGGTTGCCGGGTTGATAGAGCCGTTCTTCGGGAACCACACCGGCTCACCGTCAAAGGTGTACCGGGTGGCACTGTTCGGCTCAGAGTTGAAGAGTGGGTGCCCATTGGAGTCCCGCGCCCCACGCATCCGGGAACGCATTCCCATATAGGCGATGTGGCCATTCACCATGTAACCACAGGCTTCGATTTTGGAGATGACACCATCCTCGGAAAGAACCGCGTCATAGAGGTCGGTACAGGCCGCCAGGGAAACCGTGTTTCCCGCTGCGGTAGCACCGGCAACCAGGTTGGTCGGCCAGTCATTTGGTGCGTCTGTGCCATACAAAACAGCCTTATCAAAGGCTGCTCCCAGAGCCTCGATCACCTGGGGCTTCACCTCACCCCACATGTCATAATCCTGGTCATCCAGGACATCCTCTGGGATGGGAATAATGACCCCCAGTTTGGCGGCCTTGATGGTCTTTTTATCGAAGGAGATCTCGCTGGTCTGGAGACGGGCTTTGTCTCCACTGGCCGCCGTGGTCGCCCCGGCAAAGTAAGCCTGGGCCAACCCGTCAACCACCCGGAGATCCTTTTCGTGGGTGGACATATCCCGGAGCCGCCGCGCCATTCGCATGACAAAGGAGGTCTCCGGGACTGCCTTGAAGATTTCTCTCTCGACTTCATCCGGAATCAACGCACCAACGTCGTTGTCCCGGTCCATGTAATTGTTGTAGGCCATCGCCTGGACTCCTTCAGCCCGGCGATGACCGTTATCAGCCTGGGATTACTGGCCTCTCAAAGACCGCCTTATCCAGGCATTCATGTCTGTCGCCGGTTTCGGTTTTTGTCCGGTCCCCGTACCAGCAAAGCCGGGTGTACGCTGGGGAGCGGTGAACAGTGCTGGATGGAGTTCGCGGAGTTTGTCGAAGTTGCAGGTCCCGTCGTCCTTTATCAGGCCGTTGTGTTCGGCCAGAATCATGGCGGCTGACCGGTCTGTGATCTCTGGAGGGATTGCCTCTAAGAAGGCCGCCTTCCGGCTGGCCTTATCGAGTTCTGCTTGAATCGCTGCGTTCTTCTGGTCCGCGTCTAAGGACTTGTCCTTGCGGATTCGTTCCAGTTCGGCCTTGAGCTCAGCCCGCTCAGTCTTGCCACGTTCGTGGGCGTTTTTGAGCGGCTTGGTCTGCGATTCGTGCCAGTCCAGGATCTTCTTCCTGACATCCTCGCTCTGTTGTGCCATCCAGGAATCGAACTCAGCAGAGGTCCCTGCCTCGTCCTTTACGCCATCGGCGTTTGCTGCGGCGGCTCCATCGGAACCCGTCGGTGTGCTGGCTGAAGTCATCGACTTGCCATCCTCCTATCTATCGCTCATTCTCCCCCGAATGTCAAGGGATTACTTTACTCAACTGCTTAACCGCGTTGTCTATCTTCTCTGGTTTGATCTTGATCTTCTTCTGCTTGGGTTTCGCCACCTGCGGTTGAATGGCTTGATTCGCAACTGACATTTCCTCCACCTCTTTGTGTATTGGCTCCAGATGTTTCTTTGCCATCCCGTAGCCCAGAGTACAACGGCAATTCGGGTGGCAGGGTGGATTCATATGCCCCGATGGGAAGGCATCCGCCAGCGGGATCGGCCCTTGGGCTTGGTTAGCACGACACTCCTCACTCACCCGGTCATCCCCAACGGTCATCCAGAGTTTGTACTTGGCCCCCATCGCTTTCGCTTCGGTCTGCCTCGCGTGCGAGGTGGCTACCCGAGCCTCTGTCTGGGAGATAGTCCAACGCCGGTCATTCAGGAGCCGCTTGAACTCCTTCTTCGTTAGACGCTCAAGTTTCTTTCCATTGACCCCCGCCGATGTCAGGTCATCGACATATTTCTCGAAGCTCTTAGCACGATTCGAGTCTAGCCCCTTGACCATGGTTAACTTGCGGGAGATCTGCTGTGTTCCCAGCCCCTCTTTGAGACCGTCCGCAATGGTCTGGGCCATGGAATTGAGTTGAGTCTCAGTCATGTTCGTAGCGAAGGTCTTGGCCAGTTGACGGGCCTCGTCCTCTAACATCTCGATCGATTTTCTGTAGGTGACCGATGAGAGAGGGGCCTCTATAACGCGCTTCATGGCCATATAGAACTCGTCAAAGGCCTCGTCTTCGATCCCGGCCTTGATGTTAGCCAAACCGTTCTCAATCTCCGCCATGATCTCCTCGGTTATCGTGTAGTAGGCGGTATAGAGTTCGGCCGACTCCTTCCCTTTCATTGGACCGCCCTCTTAGCGATCCGCTCCAGCGCCCCGCTCTTGGCCAACACATCCATGGCCCCGTCTGCCACAGCCTGCATCGCATCCGCTGCCATGCTCTCCAGATTGCCGGCTGTTTTGTCTGCTGCCGCGTTCACCTCTCCCGGGCTGGCATTCGGACCAGCCTTGGTCTCGTTGCTTGTGGAGGTGGCCGATCCTTCCAGCGCCTTGTCCTCCAGCATCTGCTGGATTTCATCCTCGCTCCACCCCTCGTCCCGCAGTTGCGTGATAATCGGGATCCCCGCGTCCTTATTGGTCTTATGGATGGTGGCCTGTGAGATGGGCAAGATTGAATGCGCATCGGCCCAGGTCGGCCTGACCTCGGTCGGTTTCACCGCCTTACCATCCAGTTTGAGCAGGAAGGCCCCCAGTTTCGACCAGGTGTCTCCCAGCCGCGCCTGGAAGCGGAGCACCTTCTTGACCAGTGGTGATTCACTCGCAATCAGCGCCTCCCCGGATGGATCTCCCCCCTGCCCATACACGTAATGCTTCGGAGTCCGGGTGATGATGGCCATCGAGTGAGCCATACTGTCTTTGACAGTCAGCAGGTTGTTCATGTCCGCCGCCGGGAATGTCCCCACCTGGGTGGGTTCGCCGTTGCTCTCATCGTTGGGAGTGAACAGGATCGTGGTCTGAGGGGTCACTGGCACCTTGCCTGGGAACTTGTTGTTGGTGACTGCCCAGCGCTGCGGAAATGCCGCATACTCTCCAATCACCACAATATCCGAGAGTGATTTGTTGATGATGTCCTGGATGGGTATGGCGTTGTCCAGGTCACTGGATCCACGGCTGTCAATCGTGAACCGGAACACCGGCACCTCACCGAATGGGTTGGGGAGATAGCCATCGGCAGCCACCTCATCATCGTTTTCCCATTCGCCCGCTGAAAAGGTAGTCCCCATCTGAGCCATCTGTCTCTTTGAACGGTAGTATTCGAGATGATCCGCGAAGTACAGCACCATCCGAGCCGTTTCGTCCTCGGCCTCATATTGTTTCACGCCAAACCATGGCTTCCGCGGGTTGTCTCCTTCAAAAAAGAGGTGTGTCATGCGGGCATCATTGCGGTAAGCCTCGATTTCCTTGTCCTTCCAGGCGATCACATAGGATTCCCCCACAATCGACGCTTCACGATGGATGTCAGTCGCCTCCAGGTATAATCCGGTCTCCTGAAGGATTTCAGCGATCCGCGAAATGAGGGCATCCTTGTTGACCACATTGAGTGATTCCAGTACCAGACGGTCACAGGTCGAATCAACCACCACCGCACACCAGTTTTCGATAAAGGCTACGAGGTGCTCAAAGACTTCTTGGAGCTTCTCCTTGGACCACCGGATCGGTTGCCGTCCCTCGTAGTAATCCCAGCGGATATGATGATGGTTTTCCTTCCCCTTCAGGGTTTCGTAGGCCAGTTTGAGTTCGTTCAGTTCCATCTTCCCTTTCCCCCTTATGCGATCCGGATCACAGCGTTGGCTTTGTGGAGTTGGCTCCAAATGGCGTAGCGCATGGCATCCATGGCGTGATCGGCAAATTTCACCGGCTCATCGATGTATTGACCATCCTTCTGCTGCCAGGAGTATGTTTCCCATTCCGTGTTCAGATTGACGTTAGATGGCTTGGAGTGCAGCCGGAGACTGGAGAGGAAATCGATACCAGCCTTGACGCTTCCCTTCCCACCGGACTCCATCCGCCGTGCGGGCTTGACATTGAATCCATGCTTGGAGAGTTCCCGGATGCGATCCGGTTCAGCCGGATCAGCCCAGATCACGGCGCTCGGATCAACCCCGTTCGACCGGAGCAGATCGGCGATGTCCGGCGTGGTCAGGCCACTCTGGTAGATGACCTCGCGGAGATAGACATCCCCCATGCGGGTGGCGTGATTGAAATCCTTGGATCCACACCAGATCAGAACAGTTGGGTTATTGAACCCGAAATCCATCCCATAGAACTGATCGTCAAACTTCTCTGGCCACTTATCCATGATCGGCGGGCCGTAGATCAGCCCCTCCAGAACACCCCACTCCCCCTCTCCGTAGACCCTGTGGAGGGCCGGATTTTGTACCTTGAGCAGCTCAATCTTCTGGACATCCTCATTATCGAGGAATCGATTGTCCCGGTAGGTGGTCCGGAGCGTGGTGGTCAATCCATGCTGCTCAGAATCGAAGAACCGCTTCTTGAGCCAGTGAAGGCGCGAGATCGGGTTGAAGGAGAGAATAATCTGCTTGTAGGAAGGCGTTTTACCTCTGAGCCTGAGATCCACTTGCTCGAAATCATCTTGATTTATCTCGGTTGCTTCCTCGATCCAGAAGCCGGTGATATCCGCGATGGACTTGAGTTTCTCAACATCGTCCAACCCCATGGAGATGATCCGCCCTCCATTCGGGGTGAAGATCAAAGACATGTCGGTTTTGTTCGCCTTGAAATACTCGGCCCAACCCCATGCGGAAATCAACTGCTTGAAGAGGGCGAAACATGAA